GACTAATCCAACTAGAAGACCACACTCATAGGAGAATTAGACAACACGTTGGTGTTAATTGTCAAGCAAAACGGTTGTGTGTCTCACACTGCTGTGTTGAACTACTCTAATCTCACAGAAAGTCTTAAAGACTCAATATTAGAAACACCATTCTACACAGCAGACCTCAGCAAATTTTACAGCACACACGCAGCCCCAAATGAAGTACGCCTTAAAGTAAGTTAGGATGAACAAAATTACTATTACCGGAGTGCAAGGACTTACAAATCGATTGAAGCAGCACAGCAGGCGGCTTTAGGCCCACTCCCACAGTTTTAACCTACTAAAGAATAGTAGATAGTGATTGTAGAAGGAAAACCCCATAAACTTGTAAGAATCAGTTACCACACCGTGCAAGCATTCTAATTGCCCCAAGGTAACCCCAATTTAATCAAGGCCAAAAATGGTGGTAAGTATAGAAAGAAAATCACGGCTGAAACCACAATAGCCTCCAAAGATGACAGGTATCTATCAAGAATCGAGGTACAAGGGCTCATCACAAAGATTTGCAGTGATTCGTAATACAATTAACTGACTTATGAAGACGCCTACAAAACAGCTATCAAGCGTTTGGCGCCCGCTTACTATGACATAGACAAAGTCACTAGAAGAGTGATTGAAGAGTTTTTCATGAATGGTATCATACAAACCCATTTCTGTACAGGGCTCCACAAATACAATCCTAATGGCGAAAGGATGACAGAATTGTTCAGAGACGAAGACACTGAAGCCATGGAACCAGCCAATGAAGGCAGACACAAATCCTTCTCTAAACAGCTCAAAGAATTTGAAAGAGACCATTTGAAGGATGGAGAGTTCGATGATGTCTTCGTGGCAATATTGCTCGCTGCTTACGGCACTAATTACAGCATTAGAGAAATAGAAGCAAATTATGAAAATCTGGAGGCACTTGGCAAGCCATGTCACTTCACTAAGCACGCGAAAGACAGAATAGAAAACCTTGATAAAGACGTTGCCCGACATTGCGCTATTGTAAGGAAGAGAGAGGAAGCGGAAAAGTAGGTGAGGAAAATTGAAGATGCCGTCCCACATTACTAAGAAATAGTAGACAACTTGCAAGAAGACATAGTTGACATTGCTAAAGCATTGAAAATACAGCAAGGTGGAGGATTCTATACCAATGTTAAATACTGTCTCAAAAGAATCAGAGAACTACAAGCATTGTAGAAAATCACAGTTGACAAACATCAACAACGCATTCTTGGACTATTGGAGACAGCAAGGAAGCAAGAAGGAGGACTAGCACTTTACGAACAAGACAGTAAATACTCTATCGCAGCCTTGAAAGCTAAGGAAAATGCCACACCCACTTCCAAAATAATCTAGCAAGCTATTGAAGCTGCCAACGAAAGTGTCGCACAATCTAAAGCTAGCCAGGCAGCCGCTTCAAGTAATGCATCAACGGAGGTATCCAGCAAGAAATTAAAGGCAGAAACTAAATTAGGACGCGTCTGTGCCACTAAGGTTGCTAAGCAAAACAAAATCAGTCAACCAAGAGGTGAATCAATGACCATGCAACAGGAACCAAGCGCACAATTAAATGCACAATAGGAACCTGACAGCTAACCTATGCTACAGAACACAAACAACTTGATCCATCAAGACCAATCGTTAAATGTGCCAATCAGAGGCAAGGTTAATCCAAAGAAACAGCCTGAAAATCAATTACCAGCATGTTATTCCACTAGAGCCACACAATGGTAAACACTGCCAAAACCTCCAAGACAAACCACACCTCAAAACAGAGTTATTAAAAATACTAACAGGTTCGAGTTCCTACTCGCAGCTAGACCAGTCAATATCCCCAGAGGTATCTACAACTAAGCAGCACAAACCTGTTATAAAAATGCTGGCTTACAAGCACTGGCAAACTCGACAGGGTCAACGGAACTCTCAGCACAAAATCAAGAACTTCACAAGACAATGATGACACTAACATCTTAAGGGTTCCCATGTATCATACCCAAGACAGTTTTGAGTCAGTAGAAAGAAGGTGAAACCATCGAGGAAGATGACGCTTAAAATTATGCTGATAGGATAATTGAAAGCAATTCATCGGAGT